GCGCGGGCAGCCGCCGCCACGGCCTCGACTCCCACGCGCGGGGACTGCTTACGGTGTGGCGGCGCCGTGAGCTTTACTCCTCACGCCCGTACATCTGAATCCCACGCCTGGCATTACGCTCCAGGTTCCGCCGACCTGACACGTCGAACGCGGTTACACCGACCCACCCCTGCGGCCCGGTCTCATATACGGCCAGCGCTGGGACATCGTTCCCCTCGACCTCAAAGTAAGCGATGTACCGCCGACGCAGCACTGTCCTTTCTCCAATAGTCCCCCAGTCTACCCAGATTTCATCCGGGATCTTAATCGCGTCTGCGAGCAGTAGTACTGACTGACCACGTCCGCGCTTGCCGACCTTGATGGTGCCATCCACTGTCCTGAATAGCGCATCGCTGATAACAAGTAGCTCCCCCGCCACGTCTTCGAAGATGACCATCCGATCACCTCCCATAGCACCGAACTCTCCCAGGAATGCGTCGACGTACTCTTCGTCACGTAGATCAGGTGCCATTACGCGAGACGCAGGCACTCGGCGTGGCTCTGGTAACAGCGGCAATTGCACGGGCGGTGCGGTGGGTGATCTCATGAGCTCGTCAAGCTGCTCTGGCGTCATCGACGCGGTCCAGCTTCTGCCAGGCGTGTGCGCCCACCCGGGATCGATGCCCTTCGGTACCGAGACCGTGCGCGGTGTCGGGCCGCGGGTGCCAACACGCTTCGTCTCCATCTCCACGGGCGGTGCCGTGTCCGGACCCGACTTTCCCAGCCGAGTTAGCTGCCTTTCTGATAGCGGACGCACACGACATTTACATCCCCATCCGTTCGGTGGGTAATGCGTGGACCACCAGGGGTCATCGTGCCGCAGCACCAGGCCGTCCCAAGTCAAGTGCTCCTGCCTCGGTTGCGCCACAAGGTCGGAATGAATGTACATCCAGAATGGGCGACGAGACACAAGATCCGGATCGGTGAGCTGTGCAAATCGACCCGCCTGATAAGATGTGCGTAGATTGGTCTCGTAGATCACACGCGAGCGCCAATTGCGCCCGCCTTTGTATTGCCAGCCGTGCCGCGCGACGATGTCATCGAACTCTGCCCGGAACTGCTCCAGCGTCATGCCGTCCTCTATTACCTGGTCCACGGCGCCGCGAAGGTCATGCAACAATTCCTTTTTCATTGCGCCAGCGACGACGAAGGCATGATCATGCTGCTCCTGCGAAATATCTGTCCAAGCCCGCGTCCCGATGTTCTGTTTACCGCGGAAGTAGGCGATCTGCTCGCGGAACGGCAGTGATCCGAAGCGCGCCGCGACCACTATTTACCCTCGATCACATCGTCGCGGCCGGCCAGGTGCGCCGCGGCAAGCGCCTGCTGGAGCACGGTGGCGAATGGGGCCTCATCCATATCACCGTACAGGACCAGCAGCCCATCTCGGATCTCCTCAAGATCCTGCGCGCTTGCGATGAGGCGCCGCACTGGTTCCATTATCTGGTCGAAACCCTCCTCAGAAACACGATCGAACTGATCGGACTGCCGATCCACGACGTCCCGGCTAAGCGCTCCCTCCGCGAACTCGGGAGCCAAGCCTGATGCCGTGGGCGGCGTCTCATCCGAAACGGGCTCGTAGTCCGGGCCATATACGTCAGTGACCCGCTCCATCGTCGGCCGGAAGCCGATCCTCACCAGCCGCTCATCCCGCTCCGCCAGCTTGTCCAGGTCCTCCGGCTCTTCCACCTTGCGCCAGACAGAAGGTGGCGCTACATCCGGGCCGAAGTTCCACTCAGTCAGCCACACCGCCACGGTCTGGTTGAATGACTCACAGACCAGATCTGCATCTGCCTTAATGAGGTCCTGCCGCACATCCTGCGCATTATCCTCCCCGCCCAGTCGCCCCGGAGTCGCGTCGGAGCTGCCGGTGTGACCAAGCACCACCTTGCTGATGGCCGCATTCATGCCATCGACCATCGCCTGGTAATCTGCGGTCCCGGAACGGGCAGCCTCGATCAATTCTATCTCCATACCATCCGGGACGATGATGCCAGTGTCGGTGGAAATGGCGTTCAGGGCCTGGAGGAGCTTTTGTCGCTCCGAGTGCTGGGCGCTGGATGGATATGTACCTTTCGCGGTCGGCTGGCCGAATTTCTCCAGGAACATCAACCAGAACTTGATGCCGTTGCGTTTGAAGAAGACCGGCCAGTAGAGCCAGTGTGCGAGGCCAAGACCATAGGGCTCGTCGTCGTTATCCGCGCCGCACGAGAATGTCCAGAATTTTCGTGCCGGAAGCTCTTCGCCGAATGGCCTGGCCAGCGTCTTTAGCCGCAGCGACATATCGGGATCAAACGCGAACCGCCGCTGCTTGCGCACTTTGATGGCATCCAGCACGATGCGGTTGCCGTCGCGGTTCCACAGGCATTCACCGACCGCGTAACCATAAAACACACCCCACAGCATCTTGTCGGTCACCCGGTCCCAGCGCGCGCGCTCAAGCTGGTCTGAGAGGAATGCCGCGGCCTCTTCCGCTCGCGCGTCCGTGTCTCCAGGGGTCACCTCGTATTCGCGCGCGACGACTGCAAGCCGGCGTTGCTCGAACACGGCCTTGACCTGGTCGTCGCGGGCAATCTCTTCATAGATCTTGTGGTCGCCGCCGCCCCGGGCCAGTAATACGGCATCCTGCGGCGTCAGCAGTGGCATGGCGTCGACGTAGCCGCGGGTGATGTCGCGGCCGTGACCGATGGTGGCGATTTCCTTCAGCTCGGGCCGGCCGGCGGTCATCTCGGCAAACTGCGTCTCGGTCAGGACGAGCCCGCTCTCGAGCTGCACATAGTTAGTCATCACACGTACCCATTGAAATCGTTGCCGCCGGCGACGCTGCCAAACCCGGAAACACGTTCCCGGCCGGCCATGAATCCGATCTGTTCAGCCCCTGAGAATGCCCGCGTGGAATCCCGCGTCCCCGCCGACTGAAACTCGATCGGCGCAGCCTCGAGCGCGCGCTCGGCGTAGACCGCGAGAGCCAGGGCAATGGCAGAATCGCCGTGACGTTGGTTGCCGTCCGTGCCCCTGGTCTTGTAACTGTCCGGCACCTTGGCAATGCCGCGCTCGGTCTTCACCGATCGTAGATCCGTGAGGATGTCCGCGTCTCTCGGCGCATTGACCGTTTTGTCCTCGAACGCCGCCTTGAACGCCGGCATGTTCTCCCGGTACCACTCGGTCGACAGCATGACCTGGGCGATGCGGGCCGAGCCGTAGCGCTGCATGGCGACCTCAGCCAGGTACTGCCCGTTGCCGCGGGCATCCAGCGCCCCGCCGGAGAAGCGCGGCAGGCGGTCGACAATATAGAAGAGCACCTGCCGTTGCTGCTCGAACGGGATATTGCCGAGCTCGACTACGAATGGGGTGCGGCACGTCAGCAACGGCGTCCGTGCGATCGGCCAGATGCAACTCAAGTCACCGGACCGCGCGAAGTCGGAGCCAAAAAAGTGCAGCAGGCGCGGATCGAGCTGCTCCAACAAAGGCGCCAGGCGCTCGTCGCACCAGTCGAGGCACTCCGCCTCGCGCTGGTGCTTGGCCACCTCGGCAAAACTGCCCGGCTGCCGCCACCGGACCACCGGGATGGCAGCATCCATGACGCCCTCGATGAGGGCGCGGGTCAAATATACGCCCGAGCCGCTGCTCGGCACGACGTCGAGCTCCTCGGTTGCGCTCTCGCCGTAGAAGTCGTACATCTCCTGGACCCAGGCGGCTTCGCCGGACTGCGTCCACTCACGGCCGGTGACCTTGCAGATCCGCTGGTAGAGGCCAGCGGCTACCGCCTGCCGGAACTCGATGCGATGCAGGCTGTATGCCTTCTTCCCCGCCCGGATCTCCAGGACCAACTCGTTGAACTCGTTCTCCTCGCCGTTGTGCGTGGATATGACGCACACCCGTCCACCCCAGATGAGCAGCGCCATTGCCGCCTTGAGCAGCGCCTTCAGTTGGTCATGGAAGGCCGCCTCATCGATGGTGACCTTACCTTGCTTGCCGCGCAGGTTGGACGGCCGGCTGGACAGCGCCGTTACGCGGAATCCGGAGGCGAACTTGATGACGAACGTGAGGATGTCCTTGCCTTCATCGTTGAGTACTTCCTCATCGATGTGCACCGCCGCCTGATCGAACGCTCTGGCCCAGTCGGCACAGTCGCGGATGTATTCTTGTGCCATGTCCTTGTTGTAACCGATGTACCAGCAGTCCATGCCGCCGGCGCCGGCCGTGGCGGCCGCGGTGAGCGCGGAGTCCGCGGCATCCGCCCAGGACAGGCCGACGCGCCGGGACTTCTCGCAGACCTTGACCTGGCTGCGGTCGTGCAGCCACGCGGCCTGGTATGGCAACATCAATGCCTGCGAGTTCATGCCACCGCCTGAGTGAGCGCTTCTCGAAGGGCATTGATGCCTTCGCGTGAGACACCCTGCTGCCTGGCGACCTGTTCGACCGCCACCGCCGCCTCGGCCGCGAACTCACGGCGGGCCTTGACGACAGTGTCCAGTGTGGACTTGTTGAATCGCCCCAGGTGGTCCAGCGCCTTGGCCGCCAGCATCAGTTCCCCGGGCGGCATTGCCTCGCCGCTGTTCAACGCCTCGTTGACGGTGTTGAAGGCCACGCTGCCGAGCACGCTGGCCGCCAGCCTGGCGATGTCGCTCTCCGGGTCGTCCTTGATTTTCGTTGCCCACACCGCCGCCATCGCCTGTGCCGCGCGGTAGGTCTCCATCGCCTTCTCGGCGCTCTGTTTGTATCGCCCGACCGCGCTGCGCGATACGTCACCGCCCATCGCGCGGATGAGCTCCACGATCTCGCTGATGGTCGCCCGGCCATCCCGAATGGCTTCGTCCACCGCCTCTTTGAGGCGCGGGTCAAGGCGTTTGATGGTAGAGACGTTGCCGCTCATCAGTCGCCCGGGCCGGGACGCTTCACGCCCGATACAGTCGCGCGGCCGCCAGCGACGTCGAGGCCACGCTGCGTGAGCTTGGCGAGCCGCACATCACCGGGCGAGTCCAGGGTGACGAGACCCTGCTCCTCCAGCCACGCCAGATCCGTGCGCACACGGTCGAGGCTGGAGTCGTGACCGAAACCCGGCAGGGCCGCATAGATGAGGTACTCATGCGAGACGTAACTATGGGACCTGGCCAGCAGTTGCAGGATGACCAGCCGTCTGTCGGCGTCGACTGCATCACGGTAACTCACGTCATTCTGTCCTTATCGAGGTTGAACCGGTGCAGGATATCCAGCAGCCGGTCGGTCGCCTCCAGCTTTGCGTCGAGCGAGCTCATTTTCTGCTCCACTGAACCGAGCCTGGTGTAGATCTGATCCCAGCGGTCACTGGTCGGCATGCGCTGCTCGACGACCAGGACGCGATCTTCGAGCTTGTCGACTTTCTCATCGACTCGATTGATGGCCGCCTTGGTGGCTCGTTGCCTGGCCGCGACCAGTTCCCACAGCGCAATGACGATGATGGCCAGGGTCTGGACCAGGTCCAGCCAGAATTTCATCAGCGGGTAATCCACCGACTCCATTACCGATCCTCCGATTCCGACTGGCACGGCACGCACCGTATGGCAGTGGGATAGGCCTGTAGACGAGCCGCGCTCAGCGGCTCGCCGCACACCATACACAGCCTCCTGCCATTCACCATCAGGGGCCGCTGTCCGCTCTGCTGCCGCGCCGCCTCGATGGCAGCAGCTCGTTCACGCTCTTCCCAGACCTGCGCGCGGTCCGCATCATCCATTCACGACAGGCCTGATGTCACTCGGTCTGCGGTTCGTAAGCGTTATCGCCGCAAAAGTCGCAGTCCAGGGGGGGGGCAGCGAGCATCCGCTCTCGATCATCCACCGCCTCCGGATCGCCAAGGCGCGTCGTCGCCCTCTTCATGGACGCTGCGCGGCCCATACAGCCCCAGTAGAGCTCGCTGACCCGCTCCGGAGTCCAGTTGCCGAAGCGCTCCAGGTTGTACTTCAGCGCCGCGCATGCCGCCGGGTTGGTCAATGGCCCCGCCGCGACGGTGCCCGGCAACGCGAGCAACACGCACAGCAAGACAGGGACGGCGCAGCGCATCAGTTCTTGCCAGCCCAGAATGCCGGGCCGCCGAAGGCGACCACCGCCTCGTAGTACTTCAGCGCGCGCCGGCGCCGGAATGGTTTGAGCAGTCGGCCGACCAGCCCGCGCCGCGCCTCGACGAGCCGCAACAGATTATTCAGGAACGTGCGATCGGCCTCGTCCTTGTCCTCGGCGCTGCGACCGGCCCAATACATCCAGTCGTGGATGTCACAGGCCGGGCGGATCGGCATGCAGTAGAGCGTGTCCGGAATGAAGTCGAACTTCGCCTGTGCGGAGCCACAACCATTCACGACGGTGCGCCGGAGTTCGTCCGGCGCATCGAGAAACGATTGCGGGCAGGCCAGCCCCTCGCGGGTGAGCGGCATCAGTCAGGCGTGGCGTTGATACCGTCGATGACCGCGCGGGTGATCTCCGGCAACGCCGCTTGCACCGCGCCGGTGATGGCCTGCTCCACCTCGCCGCGGATGGCCTGGCCGCCGAATGCCTCCACGTTGCGCGCCCGGTAGTTGGCCTCGATGGTGCCGTCCGGGCTGCGCTTGACGACCACGTCCAGGTCGGTCTTTTCCTTGCCGTCGTAGATGATGATGTCGCAGTAGAGCTGCCCGTCAATGCCTTCCTCATCGTCACAGCCCTGCAGCTCGACGTGCGTTACGCCGGCGTAGCCCTGGGGATTCCACGGCAGCGCGCCGCAGCCGCTGAGCGCGACCAACAGCAGGATTGCGGCGAGCGTCTTCGCCGCGGAGCGAATTGAGAGTGTCATAGCACAGCCTCCAGGATGTATTGCTGCAAAAGGAACAGGCGCCGGAACCAGCCGCGCTCGAACTTCACCTGGTCCGGTGAATTGCGGACGATGTCGGCATAGAGTTTGGATCGGTAGGAACAGTAATCAGCGAGAAAGACACGCGGGTTGCAGCGACCGGCTGTCGCTCTGGTTGCCGGGCCGATATCGCCGTCGACCGTCACACGCAAGGCGCGTTGCACCAACAGGCGCGCTGTCCTCGGCCGGTGGTTGACCAGACCATCGAACAAGCACAGCGCCACGCCCGGCGGCAGCTCGTCACAGCGATCCGGCCGCCAGAAGTGTGTGTGGTATAGATCGATGGCGTGGGCCGTGTCCATGCTGCGGATGTCGGCCGCATCGACGTCGCCGTCGCGGTCCAGGTCGCCATCGAGGAAACCGTCACCGTCGTGATCTGGCAGCAGGCGCAGAAAGTCGAGGCTGATGCCGTGGCTGGTCGCGCCGCCGCGGTCGGCCGCGTCGTCAACGTAGCCGCCCTCGGCATCGAGGATCCAAGGCACCGCGTGCTGCTGGAATAGCGTTGATCTCACGGCCCCAGTCTGCCGATCCGCACCCGGCCGCCGGAACCTGAAGTACTTCAGGCAGCGCCCTACTGACGGTCGGCAGTGCCCGCCAGGATGTTCCAGACCCAGCGCTCCGTCAGATCGAACTCACGCGCCAGGGCGGACGCCTTTTCGCCGCCGGCGTAGCGACGCCGGATCTCCCCATCCCGTGCGGCCTTCGTGGCGCGGTCGGCCTTGGGAATATTGAGGCGGTTCAGCGCGTACCGGTCGGCCAGCGCCTGGGCCGTCTTCCGCCCCAGCAGGTAGACCAGGGGATGTTCAGCGGTCAGCCGGCCCGGGATCCAGAGCTGTGCTCCGCCGAACCGGTCGGCGAGTTTCAGGGTGGCAGCCAGCCCGATGACCTCCACCATTTCGGCGAGCGTCGGCGGCAACAGCGACACGTCGATTTCAGGAGCCGGGATTGCCAATGTCGTATCGCCTGCCGAGTGTCGATGCGAGCTGGAACAGCCGCTGCCCGAATTTGATGGCGTAGCGCCGGTCCATGTAGGTCTCCAGCACCGTGCATTCCGCCTGGCCCGTCAACCAGCGGCGCAGTCGGCTGCAGGTGGCCTTGATCGTGACGCGCACCGCACCGTCGTGGAAATCCACATAGAAGGTGTAACTCACGGGCTGCCTTTCCTGGCGCCGGCGAGCTCGTCTTCCAGTGTCGCAACCTGCAATTCCATGTAGTCCCGCGTCGGGCCGTTAACCGATGATTCCAACAGCGATTGAAAGTGCTTTAACTCGCTCGTGATTTCCGTGATGCCGCGCGCCGCGGAGCCGGTGTCTGTGCGCCCGGATCGCCGGCGCGCCTCGGTGCGTTTTTCCTGTTCTGCGTCCGCCTTGTCGGCGATACCGGCAAGAATGGCCCGCAGGTAGCCGTGTGATTCGAGCGGTAACTGCAGCTTGCCGGCGCCGGCGACCTGCAGTATTTCCTCGAGACCCTGGCGCCAGATATCGACGGAGGCAGGCCAGCTCCGCCCCTTCCATTCGATCCGCCCCCGGCAAATGTCCGCGGTCAACTCATCGAGCAGTTTCGCCGCTCGCGTCCAGGCGAGCGCCCGGGACCGTGGCCGGAACAATGCGATGTATCGCAGTGCCAGATCACCCAGCGGCGCCGGAAACTTGGCGGCTGCCTGGATCGCCCTTCGCCCCGCCTCATCATTCACGAATGCCTCGAAGCTGTTGCGCGCGAAACACGTAGGGCACGTCAGCCGCATCACGGACCATCCTTGCGGCGCAGGACGAGCTCGAACCCCAGGCATTCGATCATGTCGACGACTGTCAGGAAGCGCATGCTGGTGTGGCCCCGTTCGAACTTAGCCAACGTCTCGCGCTCATACCCTGCCGCCCGGGCCAGCTCCAACTGAGTGAGGCCGCAGGCCTGTCGCAAATGCGCGATGTCCGTGCCGGTTTTGACCGTCGCACCTTCCATGCTGTGCAGGGCATCCTCGTCGCGGCGCGG